GATCCGGTATTAGTAGAACGGAAGAAGTTTACTAAATTTTTTGATGCTTGTGATTATCGGGAGTTGATGGAAGAAAAAGGGTATGAATGTCATTTGTTCGATGATGACGTCATTGAAAAATCTATATAAGAAGTAAATATTATGAAAGTCTACGCTGTCTTCTACGTTGAATACATTGAGGCCATAATGGAGTGGTCCGATCACCTTGAGAAACTTGAGAAAGTTTTTGATTCTGAAACAAAGGCAAAAGAGTATGTGGAACGCAAAGGTGGTGACTACATAATGAAAGAAATCACTGTAGAATAGAAGAACAAAAATGAAAGTCTTCATCGTAACAAAACAAGGATATGAAGAAACATTACTCCTTGGAGTATTTGCAACAAAAGAATTAGCACAAGAACATATTGATTGGTGCTGCGAAGTATTTGATCACAAATCCCACTATGATATCGTTGAAGAAACTGTAATAGGAATATAATGAAACATATATGAACCTCATCGACTTCGAGAATACATTCGACTCTGGTCTACTCGATGAAGAGTACATGGACTACATAATGGAACATGCAGACCCCACAGTGTACCCAATACACAATGGCGACTCACTCCTATCGGCGTTTGAAGCCATGTACCTGTACAATGAATTCAAACAATACAAACTATCACAATGATGTACCTTCTACTCCAAGAAATAACCAAATGGGACTTTCCAAGTAACATATACGTCGTAACCGAAAACAAACAACGCTGCGTTGGTTACTTCAAAAATGGATACGATATACCAGATATGTTCAAAAAACCAGTGTCGTTTGATACCAGATATAGAACGTTCAAAACTCTAGGGAAAATAGAAGGGTAATGGCTGAATGATGTATGTTGTTAGATGGTAATGCACCCCCCCACCCCCTTTCGTAGATTGCTTAGCAAATTTCTCCAAAGAGATCTTCTTGTGCGGGTTCCCATATGCCAACTAGCTGCGAGATAGATTAACGAAGATATTTGAGTTGCGAGATAGATTAACGAAGATATTTGGACACCCCCCTTTTTACAGTGATTGAAAATTATTCATCAATCGCAAAAATTTTTTCGCGAGGAGAAATACACGAAAAACCTTTGATTTTTCTATCGGAAGTCAAAGACTTCCTATTGCGAAAAGGGTTGATACATTTTAGAGATTTCTTTGAGAATCTTTTGGAGAATCTTTTGGAGAATCTTTTGGAGAATCTTTTGGAGAATCTTTTGGAGAATCTTTTAGAGATTTCTTTGAGAATCTTTTGGAGAATCTTTTGGAATAGGTTTATATGCGAGAGCCGAGAACCGCGAGATCTTAAAGAGAAAAAGAATTAAAAATATTTTAAGAAAATCAGAAAATTGGTATAAATTTTATATAAATAGGGTTATGAATAAATTACTCACATCATTTATACCCAGTTTAGTGTCATTAGAATGGCATATGGATTATTGCGCGAAAAATATTGATCGCAATCAATCCAGGGAAAGAGGGTTTTTTGATTAGTTTGTAGTTTAACAAAAGAATTCAAAAAACCCGGAATCGAAAGAAACCGGGTTTTTTATTGGGGGTGAAAAACTTCCTATTGGGAAAGGCTTTACTTTCCTAGACTATGAGGTAGAATATCTTATAGTTCGCTCTTTAACAAAAAGGATAAATTGATTCGGGATCGTCTAATTGGTAGGACACCAGCCTTTGAAGTTGTGAATCATGGTTCGAGTCCATGTCCCGAAACCAAACAATGGTGAGCATAGTGTTAGCGGAAGCACCCCTCTCTGTGAAAGAGGAAGCACGGGGTCAGAACCCGTTGCTCACCCCAAAGCATCTGTGACAGTGATGGTTCATGTACCGGACTGAAAATCCGAGGATGTTGGTTCGATTCCAACCGGATGCACCAATTTAGGTCTAACCGAAAGGCGACCTTTGATACAAAACCTTGTTGGCATTATGCCTAAGCAATAACAAGTGTCCTAAAACGATCGGCGAGCGTTCACTGTATCAAGAATTATTGCTTCAAAAGTTTTATTTTTATAAATAAAAGTAGAATACAATGGAGCGAATATTATGAAAATATGTCCGAGATGTAATACCTCACATAACAAAAGAGGATTTTATTGTTCTAGATCTTGCGGAAATGTGAGAGTTAGAACTGAAGAAGATAAAAAAAGAATTTCAAATAAATTAAAAGAATATTACAAAACCGAAGAAGGTTTAGTGAGAAAGGAAAAAATATCTTCTGATATGAAGATTATAATGTCTGAACAAGAAAGAAAAAATCTTCAGTCAGAAAAAATAAAAGATTCTTTTACCGAAGAAAGGAAAAAAGAATATTCTGAAAGGATGAAAAATAATAAACCTTCTGAAGAAACAAAAGCAAAACTTTCAATTGCGGCAAAAAGAAATCAGTTGGGAGGGCATACTTCCAAAAGAAAAATCTTTTATAAGAAAAAAGATGGAACAGAAGTATATCTTCAATCTAGTTATGAAATATTATTGGCAGAAATTTTAGATAAATTAGATATTGAATGGTCGCGACCCAATCCATTATTTTGGATAGATGACAATAAAGTAGATCATAGATATTATCCTGATTTTAAGGTTAATGACTTGTATTTTGATACAAAAAACGATTATCTTATAGAAAAAGATAAAGTAAAAATACAAAAAGTTATTGAACAAAATAACATAAAATTGATAGTATTATCGAAAAAAGATATTACTGAAGAATATATTAGGCAGTTGGTGTGAGAGGTTAGCCATCATCCTTACAAGATGAATTATGAAAGTTCGAGTCTTTCACTGCCTACCAAATAAATGCCCTTGTGGTGAAATTGAATATCACAATTCCCTACGAAGGAATAGTTGAGAGTTTGAGTCTTTCCAAGGGAACCAATTAAAGGAGAAATGTATTGTTATGAATAAACAGTATGAAGATTTTCTGATACATAATGAAAAATCTCTTATGTTAGAGAAATTAAAAGAAAATTTCATAGAAGAATATTCTTATGAGTTTTTGCTGGAAGAAAAAGATCAAACCTTCTATTACATTTTGGGTTTTGGAGAATGTATAGAAAGATTTAATAATATTAATATTGATAATAGAGAATTGAAAAGGATTGAAGGAAATTTATTTAGCGTTAAATATACATTTAAATTGATTGGACACCAAAAGGGCGAAAAAAATTCTCAATATGGAACTTGTTGGGTTTGGTGTGAAAAAGAAGGTAATAAAAAAATAAAGAAAGAATTATTACAAGAATACTTGAATAAAGGTTGGGAAAAGAAATATATTCCAGGATATAACAAATAGAAGATAATATCAGATGGTTCTGATACCTGCTTGGAAAGCAGTGTGATCCGAAAGGGTTGCAGTTCAATTCTGCTGTCTTCTGCCACTTTACTTTTTAGAAAAGTGTAGTAAGATATAAAAATAGTCAATGGAAAGTGAACCAGTCGGGGTGCTGGGACTACCTGCTAAGTAGATCGTACCTGCCAAGGTATTTGGATCGAGACCAACGCTTTCCGCCATGCCCTCGTGATGGAATCTGGTATACATACCAGTTTTAGAAACTGGGTTTTGGGAGTTCGACTCTCCCCGAGGGCACCAATTTATTATAGTAGAAATGGTAGAACACGTTCTTGGTAAGAATGAGGCGCAGGATCGTAACCTGCTAGGAGCTCCAATTTGGATAGTTGCCTGAGTGGTCTAAGGGGTCCGTCTGCAAAACGGATAATTGCTCATCGGTTCGAATCCGATACTATCCTCCAAGTTTTTCGCGGAAATAAAATGCTTTACTTTCGCCAAGAGTTAGGTATAATAACTCTATAGTTTGAAATCTGAAGAAGAAAGCGCATCCGATAGACCTTGAAGGATTGCGTATAAGCAGTGGGTGGGGTCAATTAATACCACCTTGATCGTGGTTCTCGTAAGAGATAGGAAATTTCCTCTGGCGACGGTCCTCAAAAAAGTGCTTTACTTTTTGTATTAAGTAGGTATAATTGTTCTATAGTTTGGAACTGCTCTTTAAAAAGTTGAAAAATAATGGTTGCGTGGTGGAACTGGTATACACAAGTGCCTTAAGAGCATTTGCCTTCGGGATTGAGAGTTCGAGTCTCTCCGCAACTACCAATTTTAATGCACCGTTCGTCTAGTGGTTTAGGATTCCAGATTTTCACTCTGGGGAGAAGGTTTCGAATACCTTACGGTGTACCAAATTAGCGGGTTAGTTCAGTGGTAGAATGCCAGTCTCATAAGCTGGAGGTCGTTGGTTCGAATCCTTCACCCGCTACCAAACATAATGATAGGAAATATCATTTGACTGATGGAAAGACATCTAGGTGTTGCCCCGAAATTGGTAAACAATGTGTTGAACCGAGCATTGCTCCTACTTGTATAAGTATCGGTTCAATTATATAAAAACACACTGCTTGCCCGACCGAAAAAGTCGAGGTAAACTATAAGAGAAACGGGTTCGAATCCTGGGGACTGGTAGTGTGTTTCTGTATAATTTATAAGATAGGATATTCAACGGGACCGTAACTCCCGGTTATCTGACAATAGCGAGTATCTTGTGTCAGCAAGTTTAGGATTGAATTTTCTATCTTATAAAAAGTTTTGGGTTCCTTTCCTTCCAGCGGATTGTAAATCCGTCGTCTAAAAAACGGAGGGGTAGTATTAGGACAGGGTGTGCAAGTCGCCGGGAACCCACCAAGTTTACGGGTCTGTAGTTTAATAGAAAAACACGCCGCTCATAACGGTTGAGAGTCCCAGTGCGAATCATGGGCAGACCCACCATAAAATAAATTGTTAAGAAATTTTAATGTTTAAACCAACATACCTTTATATAAAAACACACAATAAAACAGGATTAAAATATTTTGGTAAAACAATATCAAAAGATCCTCATAAATATCAAGGTTCTGGTACTCGTTGGAAAAATCATATAAAAACGCACGGATATGATGTATCTACAGAAATTGTTGGTTATTTTATAGACGAAGAAGAATGTAGGCAAAAAGCAATAGAATTTGGTAAAGAAAATAATATCGTAGAATCTGCTGAGTGGGCTAATTTAAAAGAAGAATCTTTAGAAGGTGGTTGGGATCATATAACAAATAATAAAGAAAAATATAGACAACAAAATCTAGAAAATGGGATAAAAACAAAAGAATTAAAAATAGGAATTTTTTCTTTATCTTACGAAGAACATTGCGAGAATTTAAAAATTGCCAGAGAAAAACAAAAAGAAATTTTTGGAGCGAATTCTGTATTTTCTATTCTCAATACACAGAAAGAATTTATTGAAAAGAAGAAAGAAATATTTAAGAAAATAGAACACCAACAAGGTTCAAGAAATAGTCAGTTTGGAACAATGTGGATCTATAACGAAGAATTAAAACAAAACAAAAAGATATTGAAAAGCGATCTAATTCCAGAAGGTTGGTCTAAAGGTAGAAAAATGAATTTTAAATAAAGTTTATGTCGCTATAGCTCAGTTGGACAGAGCATTCGCCTTCTAAGCGAATGGTCGGGGGTTCGAGTCCCTCTAGCGATGCCAATTTAATGGGATACAAGCTTTAAGGTGAAGCAACGAGCTTTTAACTCGTAGAACACGGATCGTTACCGTGGTGTCCTACCAAATGTGTTGCAACTAATGTCGGTAACGCCCTTCCTCCGACTTAAAATGACTGATAAGTATGTTAAATAATTACCTCGACGCAATGAGGTGGATGGTTGACCAATGCTTAAAGGTAATAGGGCACCAAATTTGCTTCTATAATTCAAAGGTAGAATACCGAACTGATAATTCGGAAACGATGGATCGATACCATCTAGGAGCACCAAATAAAAATCGCCCCGAAGGGCGATGGGTATTAGAAGAAGTCTGGATATAAACCGTTGATACAAATTAAGTATCTTGGATTATTTCCCCAATCTGGAATTGTGTTGTTTTTTGGACGTAAATCTGGGAGCTTAAAGTTATGAATACCGTCTCCCCCATAAACAGATCCGATAATAGAATATAATGCTTGATGATCGTTTATTGATAATGTTTGACCTTCGCAAAACATAAAATTGTTTGGGCAACGATAACCAGCGAACATTTTAATAACGCCAATAAATTCTTCCATAGTAACCTCAATGTTAAAAAAATGTATTTAGGCGATATAGTTTAGTGATAGAACAAGAGATTCATATCCTCTGAGCAGAAGTTTGATTCTTCTTATCGCCACCAAATAGTTATGGTTCCATAGTGTAGTGGTCTGCACGATGCCCTGTCAAGGCATAAGTCCGGGATCGTTCCCCGGTGGAACCGCCAATTTAGTTTAATATATAATAAATGCCTCTATAGTTTAACGGGAAAAACAAGGGATTTGTAACCCCTAGTTGTCGGGTCAGTTCCGACTGGAGGCTCCATTTTAAAAACTGTTAATTTATAAATACTTTATTTCGAGTATTGGATTAACAGTATGAATTATAGAAAAATATACGACAACATTATTGAAAATAGGTTAAAAACTCCGTTTGATGGATATACCGAAAAACATCATATAATTCCAAAAAGTATTGGTGGTAGTGATTTAAAAGAAAATTTAGTTTGTTTGAGTGCTAGAGAACATTTTGTTTGTCATTATCTCTTAACAAAGATGTTCCAACCAAAAACTAAAGAATTTTATTCGATGATTAAAGCGTTTTTAATAATGAGCGCAAACAGCGAATATCAAGATAGGTATTTTAATTCTAGATTATATGAAAGTTGTAGAACAAAATTTTCGCAAGCACAATCCTTTTGCCAAAAAGGAAATAAAAATTCCCAATATGGGACTATGTGGATTGTTAATTTAGATTTAAGGTTAAATAAAAAGATAAAAAAAGAACAAGAAATACCAGAAGGATGGATAAAAGGATATGTAACAAATTTTGATGCGTATCTTGAAAAAATCAAGAAGGTAAAACGGGTCAAGAAAATAAAAAAAGAGAAAAAAGAAAAAGAGTTTTTTGATTATGTTGACTATTATACGAGATTATATAAAATATATAATGAATATGGTTTTGAATATTTGGTAGAAAATACAGGGTATGATAAATCCAAACAAAATTTTGTTATGAGGTGTGCTAAATATGTAAAAGATTTTGTTCCGCAGAATGGAAAACCTAGAGGAACAAATAAAAAAATTTAATTCCCACGTACTCTAATGGTAAGAGGTTTGACTGTTAATCAAATGTAATCGGTAAAACCGTATGCGTGTTCGAGTCGCGCCGTGGGAGCCAAATATGGGGAATGGGACTGCTAGTGGTGGTCGCCTCGCTTGCACCGAGGATAACAGATCGGTTAGAATCCGATATTCTCCACCAATTTATCTCCGAGTAGCTCAATTTGGTAGAGCATTCCGTTTGGGGCGGAAAGGTTGCACGTTCAATTCGTGTCTCGGAGACCAATTTACTTTATAATAAGATACACTATGGACAAAGAAAAAGCGCAACAAATTCTAAATCTGGTAGAAAGAGCACTTAGTGAAGTAAGAAATGCTGCCTATAAAGAAAAATTTATCCTTGGTACTAAAAGAAAAGATATACTTTATTCGCAAGTATTAAATTTGTTAATTGAAAAGAAAAGAAGAACAGAAGGGTTTTTAGAACAATATAAAGAATAATATCTCACTAAGATAATGGTAGTCGTCGGGTCTCCAAAACCTTGAAGTCGGGGTTCGAATCCTCGGTGGGATGCCAATTTATAATAGAGGAAAAACAATGTAGGTGAATTATGAAACATACCATAAACATAAAAGAAGTTCAAACGTATATAGAATCGTTAAGTCCCCAAACTAAAATTTATATTGGTGGCGATTCTGAACGATTCAAAATTAATGGTGTATGGTATGCGGATTATGCGACTGTAATTGTAGTCCATATTGATGGTAAACACGGTTGTAAAGTGTTTGGCGAAATCACCAGAGAAAGAGATTTCGACCAAAAGAAAGCAAAACCAAGAATGCGATTAATGACAGAAGTATACAAAATTGCAGAACTATATCTTAAATTGAAAGATGTACTTGAAGATAGAGATGTTGAAGTTCATATAGACATAAATCCAGATGAACATTATGGTTCTTCTTGTGTTATATCTGAAGCAGTAGGTTATATTCGGGGTATGTGTAACGTTGTTCCCCTGGTTAAACCAAACGCCTGGGCAGCATCAACTTGTGCTGACAGATTAAAGAGTTTAAAAGTAGCATGATATATCTAGTAGAAGGATATAATAAATCAGATTATATTACTGATATTGTTAATTGGGAACCTTTACGTTATTTTGAAACTTTACAGCAATCTTTTCTGTATATGGATAATATGAAAGAAAGAAATTATGAAACTAGAGTCCGGTTGACTGATTCTCCTATTGAAGAGATAACTCAACCGGGCGAACACTGGGAAATTTTCTTTGGAGTGTGACTTTACTTTTTAGGTTGATTGGGTTACGATATCTTTCGTAAAGTAAACAACATTGAGAATATTATGAAATCTGTTTTTATCTTGGGCGTTGTTTTGGTTTCTTTTTCTGTTAATGCGGAAAGATATATTGAATATCACGAAAACCCTAATGCCCTCTTTGACGCTACAAAGAACTTTACTAATATGTCAAACATTACTTGGCGTACTGTAAAAAATGTAACCAAAGCGTGTAACGAAGAAAAGAAAAAACGTGGTAAAAAGCCATACGGATACGTTGTAGAAGCATGCGCGTTTTGGGATAAAACTTTGGGGTTTGATACTTGTCTTGTAATAACAGAAAAGAAAACTTCAATGGCTACAATTGGGCATGAGGTTATGCACTGTTTTTCTGGGGCTTGGCATGAAGACTTTAAATAAAAGTTTCTAATAAGAATAGAAAAAGTTAAACAAATTATAGTTTGTATTTGTTTAGTGATGTTGGTTGTGTTTATTATCTAAGGAGAATATATTATGTCTGGAACTGTTATTAAGCGATGTGGTTGTAAGGGTAATCCTTCTCATGCTTCTGATTTTCAAGATGCCAAGTATGGTCAAGGAAATCGCGTTATGTCTCTAGATCAAAAGAAATCTGAGGCAACATGTTCTGTATGTGGAAAGACTGTGAAGTTGTAATCATGCTAAAATATGAACCCTATATAGTAGCAACAGGATTTCTAATAATTGTTTTTATTATGATGTTCTTTTAATATATGCGGGTATAGTTTAATGGTAAAACCCCTGCCTTCCAAGCAGATGTTGTCAGTTCGATTCTGATTACCCGCTCCAAATAATATAATGGCGATATTTAACGATATCGCCATTTTTTATGCTCGTTGGAAAATTCATTTTTTATAAATACCTATATAATAAAAGAACTCAAAGAAGTTCAAAAGAATTTGGAGTAATCCAAATCGTTGGTAGTCGTAACTACAAATCTTGAAGCCCGAAGTTGGTTTTGAGTATAAAAAGAAAACCACAATAACAATAATAGCAATAAAACCTTTATACAGGTTGAAGTTGCAGGAGAAAATCAAATGGCAGATGTAGTATATTCTACAGATCCTTTAATGGGTCTTTATCAAGATCATTCAGACATTCGTAGAGAAGCAGCAAATTATGCGTCTGATATTCGCAGAGAAGGTGCTGAACACACTAATGAAATCGTAAAAGAAACTATTAAATCCGAAGCACATATCCTTCAAGATGCTGGTAAAAACACCAATGAAATCGTTCGCGAAGGATTAAAAGAATCTTTCAATATCCGCGGCGACGTTAAAGATTCTCGTCACGATATCAATAGTCGCATTAACGAAGCAACATCAGATTTGTCTCGTCAAGTTGATGCAATCGACGATACATTTACTAAGCAAGCGTCTGATTACTTTATTGCCAATCAACAGTATGCATTCAATGCTGCTCGCGATCTTGCGTCAATAAAAGCAACCTCAGATATGGCTTTCATGAAACTAGGTCAGGACATTCAAACTCAGGGTGCTCTTGGACAAGCTGCTTCTGCTCTTGAAAGTGCTAAAGTCGCTGCTGCTATTGCTCTTGGACAATCACAACTTTCTAAAGAAATCTTTGCAGATGGTCAAAAGACACGCGACCTAGTTAATGATCTAAAGTATCATGATTTAAATCGTGCGTTAATTGAAAGAAATAGTGAACTTGTTGAAGAACGCGAAGGTCGTCGTCATTGGAGACATCACGCTGATCAGAATCAGTGGGCTGGACAGTTTGCGGCACTTCAGAGTCAAATGCAGAATTTCAATAGCCAACTATCTGAAACTCGTCAGGGTATGGTGAATTTCGGCACTATGGCTGGAGTTGGACAAACCTCCACAAGCAATAACGTTAAGTGAAATCTTGAGAAAGAACCAAGGCACGCCCCCAAGTGTGCCTTGGTATTACTTCAACAATATTGTGGAGGAATAATTATGAATGGATTAGAAAGAAGGCTTGTGGAATTAAACGAAGCTTTGCTTAATTTGTCAGAAGGCAAGAAAATTGACGATAGAATAATACAACAAGCAAGACAATCGTTAGCTGGATCATTGAATATCGATACTGGTGATGGAAATGATGTTGTCATCATTAACAATCCAGAAGAAGATTGTGACGAGTGCCCTCCCGGACCACCAGGACCGCCTGGAGAAAAAGGAGATCCCGGCGAACAAGGCGAAGTTGGACCACCAGGACCGCCTGGAGAAAAAGGAGATCCCGGCGAACAAGGCGAAGTTGGACCACCAGGACCACCAGGACCACCAGGACCACCAGGACCAAAAGGGGCAAAGGGAGATAAAGGCGAAAAGGGCGACAAAGGAGATCCAGGCGAATGTAATTGTTGCAAAGAAATCTTAGTTAGTAGTAATTATGCAGCAACTTCTAATGATTACTATATCGGCGTCAATAGCAACAAACCCGTTACCATAACTTTACCAGAAGATCCAGAAGATTGTATGCAACTTATTATTAAGGCAGAAATGGGTCCACCTCTTGGTAATAGAAAAGTTACAATAACTACATCAGACGAATCAACGATAGATGGTAAAGATGAATATATTATAGAAGTTCCATATGGATTTCTAAGAGTAATATCACGTGGTGGAGAATGGTACATAATTTAACCATTGACACACAAAAAACTAAGTTCACAAGAATAATAACAAAAAACGAGGAACAATTTATGGCATATATTAACGTAAAATTACAAGAAAATGTAACCAATTCAGGATGTAATTCTTACTGTACTACAGTAGTTACTAATAATTACAGTGCTTCCGATATGGACAACTACATTGGAGTAGTTTCTGAAGAACCTGTAATCATAATTCTCCCACCTTCCCCAGACGGAAAACCCTATACGGTTAAAAACGAATGGGGCGAAAAGTCTGGTAAAATTACTGTGACGGGTTCTGAGGGAGAATTAATCGACAGAGCAGAAATTTACGAACTAACATCACCTTTTGAAAGTGCAACTTTCGTTTCTAGAGGTGGTAACTGGTATATAATCTAGGAGGAAATCATGCACTTTAGAATACCAAGAAATTTCAGATTAAGAACAAGAGTATATCCAAGAGTTTATGGCGATGGTTATAGATATTATATGTGGGATAGCAACAATATTGGCAGCAACATCTCTTCTGTGGATCAGAATATAACCAATTTTGGCACACAGACAGATGTTACGCAAAGTTCCATAGTGAATCAGTCTATCATAGACAGGAACAGATAATTTTTTTAAAATAAGTAGCAAATGTACGTAGATCTACGTATTTACTTTCAAGAGGTATGGGGTAGAATTTGTTCTTATAGAGACAAATAAGAAATTAAATGATCTCTATAACTACTAACTCTCCTTTACTTTTTGGAGACATAAAAAAGTAGTAGAATTAGAATAACAAAAATGGAGAGAAGACCGAATATGGAAGTTCAAAGAAATAAAGTTATTAACAATTAATTTGGACGTAAAACATATGATAAATTTCACTTTTGAAAATGACTATTTTGAACTAAACGAAGAAAACTTAATGGAAATGGCAGACGATATGGCAGCTGCTGCAACAACCTTTAATAATCTAGGATATGAAAATTTCATTGAATCTAGGGAAAAATTTAAAGAGGCGTTGCACAAATTTGCAACGAAAAGATAATAAAAATAAAAAGGGGTCTAAACGGACCCCTTTACTTTTTCTTGGCATAGGCTTAGAATTTACCTTCCTTAAAAATAAAAACGTTTTTCGTTATGAAGATTGTAATTGATACTGAAAACTTTACAACACCGTTCAAAAAATTGAACAATTCGATGAAAGAAACATCAAAACTCGTATGGAAGAATTCTGATGCGGGACATGTAGCTTTGTTTGGAGTTTCTTTAGTTTTGTGCGGGTATATTATTTCTAGTAAAATTGATAATTACCTCAATAGAAATAGTAATAGAGGTACTGTGGACGTTACTCTAGAAAAGCCCGATACGGAGTACAAATTAAACGTTAAACCGCCAAAAACCAAATACTCTCAATTATATAATACCGGGGAGAAAATTTCTTTATCAAATAAAGAATTTGATTGTCTCGCAAAAAATATTTATTGGGAAACTTCATTTGAACCGCTATTGGGACAAATGGCAGTCGCTAATGTAACTTATAATAGGGTTTTGTCTGGTAAATGGGGTGATACGTTTTGTGATGTAGTATATGCCCCAAAACAATTTTCTTGGACGAACCGCAAAAAACTTAGAAACGCAAACCCCAAAAATAAAGCTCAATGGGAAAGAGCAAAACATTCAGCAAACCTTTTTACAAAGGGAGTTAGAGTAACAACTTTGGATAAATCGCAATTTTATTTTGCGCAATATATTAAAGCGCCAAAATGGAGTAAAAGTATGTCAAAACAAGCGCACATTGGACAACACATCTTTTTTGCACAAAACGGAGACTAATATGAAAGGCGGAAAGGTAGCAAACCTTGTTGATTGGGATAATGAGGAAAATTACGATGAACTTCTCGAAAGAGAAAGAGAATACAGAGAACAAATCAAAGTTCGGAAAGCATTTAAGAGATTTGCTGAACCAACAAATCCTAAGAAAGGAAAGGTACAATATTCCAGAACAACTACAAGAGGAATTTAATTTTCTTCTTAAAAAAATAGAAAAAGCAAAAGATGCACCAAATTTCGAACTATATGATGGTTGTATTGTGGTTCTGAAAACCAACTACGGAAAATATTACAAAAAATGAGACGCTTTACTTCCTGTTGCGATAAGGGTAAAATTATCTTGAAGTTGGGAATTTTAACCTTATTTTTTCACTCGGAGACTGCAATGAGCGACAAATATTTTTCAAAGGTGTACCGTGGCTTTCTGATTCAACAAACCAGCAAAGGTTACGTTGTCCCTATGCTTCCTAATTGGAGCAAGGGACCAGTACCACAAGGTCCGTTTTCAACGTTCGGGATTGCAGAACACATTATTGATAGGGTATTAAACAATGGATGAACTATATACAGCATTAAAGAACGATTTGGTAGAAATAGTATTTACTAAATCTGATGGTAGCACTAGGGTAATGACTGCCACTTTACAAGAATCCCTATTACCAGAAAGGTCAGAAACAACCGCCACCAGCAAAAAGGTAAATCAAAACGTTACTGCTGTATGGTCTATAGAAGATGAAGGTTGGCGGGCGTTTAAAAACGATTCAATCATTTCTTGGAAAACAATTAGTTGATATGAAGTTTGGGATCTTTTTCGGTTTAATTCTTGGAGTTTGGTTTGGTTGGTTTTTCGCGATCAATTATACAATTTCTGTAATAGAAAGGAAACAAGGAGTTATGACCGTCGAAGATTGGTCAAGAATGAGAGAACTAACCCTACAACTAAGAAAAGATAAAATGTTATTTTTCTGACTTTGTAGAATTAATGATCGTTTCTAATTCAGAGATGTAGTTTTTTATGGCTACATCTCTTTTTAGTAAAGCCCATTTAGTTTCATCATCAACACAAACCAAACTATCCGATCTAACTTTTTGTAATTCTGGTTTAGGGGGTAAATTAAGAGGAGTAGTCACATAAACAACCCGTTCGGAAGGTTTTGGGGCGCACCCGGTTAATAACAATACAAGTATAATATATTTACCAATTCTCATCATTGAAAAAATCTTCCTTTTTTGGTTTTTTAACGGTTTGTTTCTTACGTTCTTTTAGGTTTTTTTCAACCTTTTCTTTTTGTTCTATTTGAACCTTTTCTACTTCTTGTTTTTCTACTTTAGACGTTTTTCTTTGTTCTAGAAATTCGTAGATAATTTCAAGAAGCTTCCTTAGAATTTCCATTTTCACCACCCCAGGCAATAGGTTCTTTAGTGACAAATCTGAGACATATATTAATCAGAGATAATATTTGTAACTGTAAATCTGGGTCAATAAGAAATCCATACCGCTTTTCTAAAGCAAAACACAAAAATGCAATTAAATTAACCCAGATAGTTTTAGAAAAAATTATTCTTTTAACCACAACTTCGGGAGATTCTTCAACAATAACGGTTTCTTCTACTTTTATAGATTTTTTATTTGAGGGTTTGTTTGCCATTATAGTTTCCCTTATTTTTTGTCTGCTTGTGTTCGTAACCATGCAACAGCCAGTTCTATTCCAAGATTAATTAAATAACTCGCGGCGCTAATTCCTATAATTCTTAACTCATTAACAACAGCATCACGTTTTTCCGAACCAGGAATATCGTCTCCATCAACCCTAAGTACAGTCGCTTTAATGCGGTCAAATAAAGAAGAACCTAAAACGATTTTTGCAAAACTTGATATAATAGTAGATTTTAACGACATATCATTCACCTCTCTAAATGAGAGTATTTATAATTAAATAGTTCTTAGCGTATAAATAGTAAAAACTCTCCCCAACATTATAGGAATTTATATGGAAATATTGTCTTGGTTTTTGGTTATCACTGTTGCAAATTCTGACGAATTGTTGGTTAAAGAAATGAAATCAAAAGAAGAATGTATTAAGGTTCAAAAGCAATTCGCTAAAAAGGCACAAAAGAAAATAAGGCAAATACAAGACGTTACTTGTGAATATGGTACTATAACAAACCCTATCCCAGCAAACGCTCCAAAAGAAGAATACCTTTAATAAATACATGAAACGTTTGGTAATTGAAGCATTAATTTTTATTGCAATATTACTCAGTTCTGCGATAATATTAAAAATTAAAGGATAATATGGGAAAAACTGCAACCAATCCGATTACTGGAGATAAAATCCAGACAAAAACAAGTTCAAAAAAATATTATGATAACTATGACTCAATTTTTAGAAAAGACAAGGAATTAAAAAATAATGAAACTCCTACTAGCACTACTAATATTTCTTCCAATCAATAGTTATTCAGAAGAACAAATTAAAATTTTGAGAATTATAGATGCAGATACGATTTTAGTATCCGCTCCATTCATGCCCGCACCATTAAAAAAACAAATGCCAATGAGATTATCTAATGTAGATACTCCAAACATAAACCGTTGGGCAAATTGTGGTAGCGAAGCAATACTTGGAGAAGAAGCAAAGAAATACGTTGAAAGTTTAATTAAGAAAAGTAAAAAGCAACAAGTAAAGATTGTTGGTTACGATAAGTATGGTAGATGGTTGGGGCAAATTTATCTTGATGGTAAAAGTATATCAGATTCCTTAATAGAAAAGAAATTCGCTAGACCTTATTATGGCGGTAAAAAGCAATCTTGGTGCAATAAATGAAACAATTTAAAGAACATTTATCAGAAAATATAATTTCAGAAGCGTTCCAATATCATTTAGAAAATAACATCCCTTTCGACGATTGCGTTTTTAGGTATGGATCAGAAATGTATTTTGAATTTATTCATACTCTGAGAGAATATTATAATAAGAATTTACTCGAAGGCTATAACTATTCTGAATACGAATTAGAGTTAATTAATTCCGATTTGGGCGAATTTGCGATGTATGAAAATGAAATGGTTCCGTTAGATTTAATTATTGAAGAAGAAACTCCAGAATTAAATAAACCGAAAAGGGGCGGACCTAAGAAATTTTATGTTCACGTAAGAGACCCAAAGTCAGGGAATATTAAGAAGGTTGCTTTTGGTGATACTACTGGATTGACTGTCAAGTACGATAACCCAGAAAGGAAAAAGGCATTTGCTGCAAGACATAATTGCTCAGATAAAACAGATAAGACTTCTCCTGGGTATTGGGCGTGTAGGGTGAATAAGTATATGGCAAAAACGCCAGCAGGTAGAAGTGGATATTGGTGATATGCTACCATATATTGATGAAGAACAACCAGATCACACTCTAAGAATATTTGATTCTACATTTGATTCCAACGATTTCTATTGGCACAAAGATAAAAAAGATAGGTTAATAACAGCTGTTTCTGGAGAAGATTGGGAATTACAAATTGATAATCAACTCCCAATAAAATTAGAAATAGATAAAGTATATCCTGTCCAAAAAGAAACTTGGCACAGAATAATTAAAGGCGAAGGAGATTTAATCTTAAAGATTAAAGAATACTAAAGGTTTTTATAAAATTCAGATAGTTTTTGTAATTCTTCTTTTGAAGCATTACTTTTAAGTTTATTCGCCTTTAAAGAAATTACAATAATATTATCTATTTCATATCCCTTTGTAGAATCTATTCTATCTATAGAAATAGAATTATCTTCTGCTTTATTCCTATTAAATTTAATAGGAATTCCTAAAATAGGACATGTAATAGGATAGGTTAGATTATTAAGGTCTGTTATGGATAGGTTAAAAGGTATTCCGCGAGATTTAGCAGAACCTTTTAACCTATTATAGATAGTTTTTATTTCGGGAGTATATCCAATCACTTTTTATCAGGTTTCTGATAATCTTCCAGTTTCTGATTGCTTCCCTGCCTTTGCGGTTTCTTATTAAGAAAAGAAGCTGTTCTGGCTATTTCTTCAGCCATCTTCTTTTTGTCTTCTTCGTTTGGAATGTATCTGTTAGTCATATATTAAAGTCATTAAAATATTATATATTAAAATTTCTTATACCCCATTTTCGCAAGAGCATCATCCCTTTCTTTGGTTCCCTGTGGAGGAAGTTTAACGCCAGTTATTTGTTTTGATGATGCTTGTTTCCAATCTTGTGGTTTAACATAATCAACATTTTTTGCTTTTTGTAACGGTATGTCTAATCCAGTATTTTTGTGCGGCATTGCAAGGGAATCTACCTTACCCCTGGAAACGTTTACTGTTCTTAATTCTCCGCTTGGACCTTTTGAAACTCCAGCGGTAACAAAACCTCCATCTTTATTTGGATCAACATTTGGATCAACAGCAGCAAAGGGTTTGGATGCTGCATTTGGTCCTCCTCCCGCAGGAGGACCAGCAAATGGGGGTTTTCCTCCGCCAGGAGGTTTTCCACCAATACCACCTTTTGGTGGAGGTGGCGCAACTTGCGCTTTTGTTTTAGTATCAGTTTTTGTTTTAGTATCAGTTTTTGTTTGTGTGTTTTGTTTTAATTCTTGCGCCCTTTTTTCTCTTTGATCTCTATCAAATTTTAGTTTTTTAATTCTTTCCAAAGAAGTTGATGTTTGTTTTTTTGTTTCTGGTTCAACATCAATTGTTTTTCCCGTTTTGGGTTTCGTCGAAACCCCAGTTCCTGTTTTTTGTTTTGGAATATAATCCCCTTCTAACGGTTTGTTATTTTGTAAATATCTTGTTCTTTGTTTTGGTCCCATAGAAGAAGTTGGATTTGCTTCTCTATGTTTTTGCATTTGTTTTTGATATTCTGGATCTTCTTCCGCATTACCCAATTCGCTTGGAGTGAGCGTTAAAGAAGCGATATTTGCTACTCTTCCTATTTTTGATAATTTATCCAAAACTCCTGACGTTTTTGTTTTTGGAACAACTCTCGTCGAAGAGGAAGTTGTTGTTTTCGGTTCTGTTACAGAACCGTTTTGTGGTTTCGGAGCAGTTTGGTTTGTTGTTGCTGGAAGATTAGTTGTTTGTGGTGGAGAAACTGTTTGCGTTGGTAGATTTTGCGGTCTAGAAGAAACAGCAGGCAAGTTTGCAGATGAAGACCCAGCACCAATAGATTGACCCATTTGCTGGGCAAGTCTATCCATTGAAGCAGAAGAAACCTTTGCCTTTACCTTTCTTGAAGATTCTTCTATTTGTTGCTTAAATTCTTTGTACGATTTCATTTTTTATAACCCTTACAGTTGAGGTCCAGAACCGGAAAACGAACCAGAAAACTTTCCAGCAGCGGATTTCATTTTTCCGGTTTCTTTTGCTGCTGATGCGGTTGCATCTTTCATCTTTGCAGCGCTTGCTCTTAAATCTGCCATAAAAGCATCATTTGAAGAACTAGAGGTTTTCTGTTTTGGTTGACCGGAAGGTATGGTCTTCTTAACGACAGGTTGTGGTTTAGTCTGCATTCTTTCTTTTGATGCAGACCCAGAAGAAGGTACTGAATTCTTTCCAATATTTCTTATTTCTGAGGTTTGTTGTTGCTTTTGTTCTGGTCTTCCCAAAGCGGCGTTTAGTTTATCACCAGAAGTATCAAGTTTTTTATCAAAACTTGTATTTTTATTTAATTGAGATTTTTCTTGTTTTCTCTTCTCTAATTCTGCTGGAGTTACCGCTCTATTGACACTTTTTAAATTCTTTTCTGCTTTCTGTTGCGCTAATTGTCCGAATGCATTAGAAACCCCTCCAGAAATACCACCTAATATCCCGCTCGCCATTGCATTTTTGGGTTTTCCAGTAAGAGCGCCATAACCCACCCCAGTTGCAGCACCTTTCTCTACGCTCTTTCTAAGGGAAGAAAACCTATCAGAAAGTTTTGCATTACCAGGAACATTTGTTCCGCTTTTAAATTCGCTAGAACCAGAAACCATTGATGCAACAGGAGCAACTCCTCTTGCAACGGTTTGCGCAGACCTTAATGCAGAAGACTTTCCAGCAACAGAAGAAGTTGGTCCAGACAATCTCAATTGAGAATTTCTTGCTTTTGGTAATGCCATTTTTGCTGATCTTCTTTGACTCAATTTCATTCTAGCAGGAGTATCAACAGAACTACCAATAACAGAAACATTACTTGCTTCTGTAATTTCTTTTCTTAATTCTTTAAACGTTTTCATTCCAGAAATACCTTATTGTTTTGATTAAAGTATTTATAAAAAAATATAAATAAACCAAGAGGAACAAATTCCTTCTTGTTTATTATTTTTATTGGAGAAAACTATGATTAATCTAAACCTTGAAATTGCTGAAGTGAATGGCGTATTAACTGCACTAGGACAAATGCCCTACGCACAAGTAACAGAACTTGTTGAGAAAATTAAACAACAAGCAATCCCACAAGTTCAAGCACAACAACAAGAAGTTTCAGAAAATAACGAAGAGTAAGAAATGACTACAAATTTAACAGCTATTTTAGGCGGTTCATCTGGTGGATCGTGGAAATCACAGACATTTACTACTTCGGGAACATGGGTAAAACCAGAAGGCGTTGAGGTGGTAAAAGTCGTCATGGCTGGTGGCGGTGGGGGCGGCGGTTATTGGGATTCTCCCGGTGGAAGTGGAGGAAACTCAATTTTCTATGCTCCAATACCTATTTATGCTTCTGGCGGTTTTGGTGCTCTAAGAGCAGATTTCTCTGCATGGAACGAAAATATTATAAATGGTTGGGGCGGTAATGGTGGTGGCGTATCTGGGGGAGAAGTTCTTTTGCTTCACACATCCGGAATTATTCTCGGTAGCCCTCCACAAGTAATAACAAACACAAATTCTGGTAAATCCTATACAACCAATAACGGAACGAGAGTTAAAACTCATGGAGGCGCAGGTATGCCGTCCGGAAATTCTATCTCTGGTGCTGGTGGAGCCGCTGGTTCAAGACGTGGTGGAGCAATTCCCGGTTTCGGTAATTCCGGCACATCTGGTATATGGAATATCAATGATGATGATTCTGCGGAATACGGTCCCGGTGGTGGCGGTGGCGCTTCCTTTGGTGATGGAGGAATGGGTGTCGGAAGACCAGCACGAAACACAACACCAACACAAGCAACTCCCGGCATTTTTGGTGGTGGTGGCGGCGGTGGCGCTTATATAAGAGCTAACAGAACCACATTTAATTTCATCGGCGGTCCAGGTGGCGGTGGCGGAGAAATCGTAATTCGTGATGTTCCCGTAAAAGACGTGGCTTCCGTTTTTGTGGCTATAGGTGCCGGTGGTGCTCCTGCCACTCAATCAGGAACGTCAAATAATACGTGGAGAGGTGGAATAACTACAGTTGCTCCTTCTGCTGGTGGTGCTGGTATTTGTCAAATTTTTTGGAGTTAATTATGTATAAATTTGCAACAATTTCTAATGGAATCGTTACCAATATTATTGAATCTAATGATTATGAATCCATTAATATGCTAAAACAATATAATGAAGAAGTTATTATGGCAAACAATAGAGATGTAGAAATTGGATTTATTTGGGATGGTGATACCTTTTATAAAGACCCCCTTTTAGTAGAAAAGGAAAATAAAATCGTTGAAAAAAATTCAAATAAAATGCTTGAGGAAAAACAAACTTTATACGATCAATTGTCAGTTAAAGAAAGTTTATCTGATGAAGAACAAGAAACTCTCGATCTATTAAAATTAGATTTGGAATAAGAAAAAGGGGAGTTAACTCCCCTTTCTTTTCCCTACGAATTCTCTACCGTCAATAGTTTTGGATTCCATTTCTGGAATAATTGACACATCACAGTGAATAAACATAATTACTTTTTTTTGTTTCTACAAAAAATTCGTATTAAAGACTTCAGAATTTATATCGATCCTGTCTAGGTTTGGAAGTTTTCCTGTTACAATTTTCCAACTTTTATTAGGGAAATCTTTCTTCACGATTAATTGATTATCCATTTTATCGAAATTTTCATCTGACATTACAGTATTCATTTTAATCAAATTGTATCTTTCTTCAGGATCTTTTCCTCTAAATCTTATATATTGTAGAGGATCGCCTTCATTTATTTCAATATTAAAGTCTAATATCTCAAACGTTGGTACAATAGGTCTTTGCCAATTATAGATATTAAATGATCCAGGAATCAATCGCAAGGATGGATTATTGTGAAAATATGCCGGAAACGTTTCTATCCAAACATCTTCTACAGAGGAGAAGAATATCACATTAAGATTTTTATATTCTAATATAGGAATTCCATCATTACTCTTTGTTATTTTTTCAGCAACCTCTTCTGAATTTCGAAGTTCTTCAACGGAATTGATACGAATGGAATGTGGGGCATTAATACTCCACATTTGGTTTACATAAGAAGTAAATGCTGGACACTTTTTTATATCAGAATTAGAATCTTGACAAACGCCTACATTTGACACATCAACATTAACAAAATCCCTTTTGCTTCTTCTATCTAAATCTTTAATATCGTCTATATTTACAACATCACCCAATTCTCTACCACTAAGAAAATTGGATATATTCTTTAATACATTAGCGGGGATATCCTTCCCAACAAAAACGTCTTGTTTATTTGAGGCACAATACCCAAAATAATATATATTAATCACAATAAAAAACCAAATATTAAATTACAGAAGCAGTTGCTGTATTACTCGTTAACTCTTCTATTACTGGTGGATTTGGATTATCTATAAATTCTTTTCCTGTCCAAAGTTTTCCAATAAATGACAAATTGTATGATGGAATAGAAATCATATCATCATACTGAACGTTTGCTGTCAATTCTGAGATAGCGATAACAATGTTTTCGTTCGAAATTGTTGCGTAATAAAACATAATATTCTCCATTAATAAAATTCAATAACTTGCCAAGAAAATGGAATAAACTGGGCGAAGCTATTTCCCGTATAATAAAAAATTAAATTTCCTACCGTGAATTGAGTAGAAGAGTTTACGGAGATTAAAACTGGCACACAAACAGCACCACCTGTAGAGGAAAAATAGCCGCCTGTATCGACGCGACCATACCCACCGTCAATCAAAATCATAATCTTACTTGTAGTCACAGAAGCCATAGTCACATTATATGTAGCTGCTGCGGGATTTGATACATACCCTCTTTGTATACTCTTTACCACACTTGTTAACCCCGCTGTTGTTTGTACTGTTCCATCTGGATATTGAACTCCTGTGACAATTAGTGATGTTGCCATATTTTATTTCTCTCCATATTCCAACAAATATATCTATATTATCTTATATTTATATATTATCTTATATTTATATATTCGCGGTGCTTTCGCAAAACAGTGGTGTTTCCCGAAGGGAAATATAGAAATGGCGAACAATAACCGAAAAATTTTATTCAACAAGAAACTCTAGGAGGGATATACCATTATTCGATACGCGAATCACGGAATTATCTTCGAATATGAAGTCTTCTTCTGGTAATGAAGAAACAGGTCTTCCTTTATTCTCAAGGATAATGGATACGCTCTCTCCGTATGAAAAGGGTCTCGCTGAAATTGCTTTATATATTTGCTCTGCTTTACTCATTTTTGTCTTCTTCCTAAGGATAAATATCGCGGTCCGCGGGATGTAGCGCGGGATGCTTGGTTACTGGGTTAAATTCCAAGAATCTTCGCGGGATTCTCTAAAATGTCTGGATATTCTACGGCGATGTATGTAGAACCTACAAGAACGATCGCGGCTATCAATACGAATCTAAAATGTGTCATAAATGATTCTCCGTTAATAAATGAAGATAACTTCGTCAATAGGTGTTATGTAGAGTTCTCCTTCAACCTTGGTTGCGGCATTCCAATTTAGGAATACTGTATCTTCTACATTTACTTCTGTAACATCGGGACCAATCGCTAATACTTTGCCTTTGTCTTGGTCTAGAGTTGATTTTAGGATTATGCCTGATTCTGTTTCTTTTGAACCTGGGATTCTTTCAATTAGAATATTATTTAGAGTTGGTTTCATATTGTATTATTTGCTTTTTTACTTATGTTAAATCAAGGGTTTAGAACCTACATTTTTCATTTTTTGGTATACCCTGTGGGGTACATTGGGTATTTATATTAAACGTTATTAGAGTTTAATTCTACTCTGTAGTCAATAGAAAGTAAACGTTATTAGAGTTTAATTCTACTCTGTAGTCAATAGAAAGTAAAGGTTATTTTTCCATATTTATGAAATATTTCTTATTTTTTCTAGAGGGATCATCTTTAGGATTGAATTTTGGTTTTTTCTTCTTTTTAGATTCAATTGGATCGAAGTCTGAGAATTTAGATAGTTTCTTTTTCATGGTAGAAGGTTTGGGAATGTTTCCTTTATTAGAGAGTACGTTAGACCTTTAGTTTTAAGATCTTTGTTGAATAGATTAATAAGTGTTTGTGCTTCAGCAGGTTCCAAAGATTCTAGAAGTTGAAGAAGGAGATTGTTTCGTTTTTCAATTGTGAGAGAATCTGCTGTTTCGTTTCCAATTTGAAATAGATATAGACGTTTCAATTCGCAAGGAAGAGTAGAGAAAGAGATACCTGGAAGAGTATCTGGTTCTTTATATCCTTCTGGGAAAGAAGAAGGGTAGAATCTAATATCAGGGTGGAAAGCTAGAGAGAGAAATTGCTTCAGTAGAGGAGAAGCGTATTGTAGAAGAATAGATTGCTTCTCTTTCTTAGAAGGAGAATTAGAAATTTGGTTGAGGATTTCGTAAAAATTAATGTTCATAATATGTAGTAGGAAAAAGAGGAGAGTTTGTTCTCTCCTCTAATGTTAAATGGATTTATTGCTTGTGTGATAATACCAAATGCTTCATCGCAGAATGTAAATCTGTATGCTTACCCAATTGATCAAAACCTTTGTCTGGATGACCTTTCCAAGATTTAATAATAGATCTACCACCATCTTCATGTCTAGAAGAAGTTACAGCACCAACAATTTTACCATTATGGGTAATATGATGTACTGAATCCGCGTCATACCCTAATGGAGATTCTTCTGGATCAGCCTTTTCAATACCATATCCACCAGCAACAGGTTTTGCAGCAGGTTTAGGAGTAACTGGTTTAGAAACCGTTGTTTTTGTTGGTTTTGGAGCAGGAGCAGGTTTTGCTGGGGCTTCTCCAGAACGTCTTGCTAGATTTTCTTGGGCTGTTCTTGATACTCTACCCGCTTTATCTGTAGCTAATTGTTTAAGGGTTTCTTCAGAGGTATGGGGGTGTCCAGCAACAATAGATCTGTAATAAGCAGTTTTATGTCCTGCCATTCTATTCATAGTATCATGAAACATTTCTGGATGTTTTTCTGGATGTAAATGCTTTAGAGCATATCCAATAGTCAACATTGTTGGATCGTCGTGTTTTTCTTTTGCTAGATGTTTATCTAGCACTGCTTTAATTTCTTCTTGAGAAGAATCTTCGTGTGTTTCTTTATGTTTTGCGGCTTCAAAAAGCTCTAACTTTTCTAGTAGTTGTTTAAACGAAATCATTTATCAATACCTATTCTAAATAGGAATATTTATAATATAAAAGGTTTGGAGAAAGAGCAATTAAACCCTTTCTCCATTTTCAGATTACCAAAGAACTGGGTGACCCATTTGGCTCATACAAGAGTTAAACGAACGCTTATATGTTTCGTCCGCTTCATACATTCCATACCAAAGTCCAGTAATACCACCGATTGCACCGCCAGCTGCAGCACCAACACCAGCGGAAGCGGCTCCAGTAATGATTGCACCGGAAACAGCACCAATAGCAGCAGCGGCAGAAGCAGCAACGATTGCATCTTCAACACCTTCTGTTGCATATCCAGCAGTTTTGCTGGCTAATTGCTGGCAATAAACAAAATCTTCATCGGCTTTTGCTAGATTTTTATCAGCCTTTTCGTTTAGAGTTGGTTTATATCCTGCTACAGTTGAACAACCCACAAGGGCAATTGATACAAATAACATAGTAATATATTTCATTATTTTCTCCTTTATTGTTTAACACACACCGAATTAACGGTAAATTTATTTAGCGGTTTATATATCAACATATCTTAATTCAAAGGAATCAGCCATTTTCTCGCGTCCAGAATATCCCCTGCAATTCATCAGAATATTGGTTGAACCAATCATAGCGTTTAACCTACGATGAGAATGTCCACAGATCCAATGGGATATTTTAGGGTTATCTAGAATAAAATCTGTTAGATTAGAAATATATCCTGGATTCATCGTAGTATCTCCTTGATACTTTTCTGGAACACAAATATCAGAAGGGCAATGGTGAGTTACCATTATTACCTTTTTATTATCTTCATTATTCAATTCGTTCTTGGCGAATTCCATAAACTTTTGATGGTCTTCATACGCATCTTCTGGATGCCAAATAGATCCCCATTCATTAGTACGTTCTCTGTTACTATTCTTAATAATCTGAAAATCATTCATCAAATAAGAAATCTTATTCATTGCAATAGGGTCTTTTTTATTAAAATCTGTCCACATTGTTCCACAGACGAATGTAACCCCGTTCAATTTAAACGTTTCCTTTTCCAGGACATGAAGGTTTTTCAGATAAGAAAGTTTTTCTTTGATATAAGAAAAAGTATTAGCAATGTCGTCATGATACGACTCATGATTACCTAAAATGTAGATTACGTTAGGGAATTCTTCACAAACTTGTTGAAAGAAAGCGTGAAATCTATCTGAAGAACCGCATTGAAATTCTCTATCGCCAATAAAATGTCTTTCACTTTTATCGTATAATTGAGAAGCAAGAATAATATCACCAGCAAGGACTAACACGTCTGCTTTTTGGGTATTATGGATTTCTAATTCTCGGAACTCCACATGTAGATCGCTCGCAAATGCAATTTTCATTTTTAACACCTTTATTTCTTTTATTAGAATTATATCTTATATGTTTCTATAAGTAAAGTAAAAATAAAGCTTTACTTTTTATTTTTTTCGTATTACATTAAGTATGTACCCCGGTTGATCTATAGATATCTAAATAGTTTTTAAATTCTTTAACGAGGTAGAAATGAGAAAGGTAGATATCTCTATGGTAGACGAACTTACTTCTTATGTTACAAGAGAAGGAAAATCTGTCAAACTTCTTAATTACGTTTCTCAAGCACATCCTAGAAGTAAATTGCTATTCCTATTAGAAGGAAATATTTTGGGTTGTGATGAAGAAGGAAAATGTTGGACTGTCAACAATTATGATTCGTCTTTTACAGATACTGATTTTAGGAAATTTGATGTGTTTGTTGATGATAGAATTAAGGGATATATGAATATATATAAGGAAGGTAAGTGGTTTAGGAATTCTAAATTACATAAAACAAGGGAAGAAGCAAAACGATTTGCAGAACCCGAATTGTATAAAACTATTGAAATTGATTGGAGTGATAATGAGTAAAGTAAAGGTTAGTGTTCCCGGATATGTTAAAGATATGGCAATGATGTCAGCAATTAGAAATTGTGGAAAAACAGATAGGACTTATATTAAGTCTATGGCATCGGCTGTTCATTCTTATAATGCTAAGAAAAATGAATCTTTGAAAAAAATGACTAAGGATTTGAGTTCAGATGACTAA